TGCGGTGCTTCTTGCCAATGGTCTTCTGCATCTGCTGCGTGAACTCGCGCTTTTGCCGCGGCGTCAGGCCATCGTCGCCTTCGATGTCGTCGGGGTCTTCGTCACCCGCAATGCCCTTCTCAGCGGGTTTTGTGTCACCTTCCGGGTTCTTTGGCGCAGCGTCGACGTGTTTCGTCTCGGTCTGCTCCAATTCAACGCCAGCATCGGCGAGGATGCCGGGAAGGTCGGTACTATCAAGGACTGTGACGGCCATTATTGCTCTCCGTTGGTGGGTTGCTGGGCTTGCGCGGCACGGTCGGCCGCAAGGTTCGCGTTATCGTTGCTCATCTGGTTCATTGCCATTGAGGCTTCGTGCTCGATCTGATCGGCGAACTGCCGGGAGGAATGATCTCGATCTGCCCTGGAGTCGATGATCTTGCCGGTGACTTCCAGTTCCTTCACCTTCATCGCGGTATCGGCACGCGTGTTGGTGTCGTGGACCTTCGTTACAGCAGCCAGATGCGCCTTGGCGAGCCCCTGCTTAAGCTCGACTTGAGCAGCCTGCAGTGATTGCTTGAGCTGCTGATTTTCGTTCGCGAGGAACTGAACGACGCTCTTCGCGCGGCTCGACAGGCTTTCCATGACCTTCTTGAGACCATCCGGCGTGGCAGACATCAGGCGGTCCGCCAACTCCTGCATATACGGATGGTCGATTGAGCGGAACACGAGGTCCGCGCCCTGTTTGGCGATCAGTTCAGCCAGCGGCGGAATCTTCATGAGTTCGATCATGTTCTCCGCACCTTCTTCGCGCTTCGTGTCGTAGCCGGGGCCTGTGTCCATCACGACGTCATAGCGGCCAATCGACAGATCGTTGCGGATGCGATCGACAGAATTGCCAGCGTCATCTTTCTCCGAAACTTTCTCGTTGAGAGTCACCATTTGCGGCGTTGAATCCTCGCCGATGATGCGCTGAATACGCCCTGGCTCAGACATATATGCCGGAATCCATTCAGCCATGACGCGCCAGCATTGAGCGATGGCCAATGTCGTGTTGTCGTAGTACTGGAAGTGCGACTGATCGGATAGGAATTGGCGTCGGGCAATCGCTTTTCCTGATACCACTACGCCCTGCTGATCCTGACCGGGCTCATTTGGCATGCCGGCTACTGCCATCAGATTCGAGCGCATTCCCTGAACGAATTCGCTAAAGCCTGCTTCGATCTGCGCCGGCTCCTGGCGCATCGGAGGTGGAACCATCACAGGTAGTCCACCGGTTTCGAGCAGTATCGGTTTGTAGGTAAGGTATGGGAATGCCTTGCGATTGGCATCCTCCCATTCCGGATGCCCATCTAACTGCCCTTCCGCCACTACCCAAGGTGCTTTCGGTGCAAGCCCGAGGCGCTTGATCTTCGCCACCTCGCCGTAGTTCACCATGCGCTGCGGATCCATAATTGGCTCAACCATGCCGCGCTTACGCACGCTGCCATCAATATCTATCGCGTTGCCCTGAACGCGGAAGACTGGAATCCATGTGCCCGGGATCTCCTGTCGCTCAACGACGATTAGACCGTTGAGTCGAAACCATTCGACCTGACGCTTGATTGAATCGCGCTCGCCATCGATGTAAAGGCCACGTTGCTCAAGTTGCTCCTTCGCATAGTCAATACTGAATTTCACGCCGCGCTGTCGAGGCAACTCCGACTGATACAGCGTGGCCTCTTCGTGTTGTCTGTTACGCAACAGATAGAGCTTTTCCCCTTTCTCGCGGATGCGAAAGTACTCGGCGAGCCTGATTTCTTCCTTGCTCTCCCAATCGTCTCGTTTTGCCTGCCTGTCCAGATCGCTCCATCCGATATTCTTCGCATTCGGATAACGACGACGGTATTCAGCACGCTTCATCTTCACAGAGATCAGGCACCACATCTGATCGGCTCCGCTCGGCATGATCGCGCCGGGGTCCATGTAGACGCTGAAGATGTTGCGGATCGGCAGGATTCGGAGATCCTTGCGGAATGATCGTGGATGCTCATACTCGGCGATCATGCGGAAGAAACCCTCACCCGCATCGAGAGAGCGATTGGCCGCCATATCGTAAGCAACCGATGCTTCAGAGCGCGCTTCAATGTGCCGGCCGATGCCATTGATGATTTCGGCGATCTCGATATCCGCGCCATCACCAACCGGATGCGCCTTCCCGCGTGGACGCTGCTGTTTGATGTTGTTGATGACGCGATCGCATAGTGCGCCGGTCAGATTGATCGTCAGTTCCGGTTCGTCTTCAGATGCAGTCGTGGTCGGATCATTGTCCCAATGCTCGCCTTCGCGAAAGAGCATGGCCTCCTTGGCGCGCTTGCGATTGTCCGACTCGGCCTCGGTCGCGATCTGCAACCTGTCTTTCGCCTCTTCCCAGATTTCCTCTTCGGAAATGGCATCGAACTCGCGCTCTTCTTCCGTGCGCTCGACGGGCTCGTTTGCTGCGTATGTTTGGTCGCTCATAGAGCCCTCAGTTGATGGATGGCCGGCATGATGAAGCGCTGCGTGAACTCATCTGGTTCAAGTAAGAGATTAGAGAATGCGAATGGGCGACTCTCTGTGTGTTTGATGCCCCATGAAATGCGCAGAGAATTAAATAGCGGCTCGGTAGAAAAACTGGCCGTGATTGTCACCCTCTTTGGGTCAGCTTCAAGTTCAATAGCAACCCTGCTTCGTATCTCTTCAAGAACATGTTCAAGGTTCATGTCCGCATCCATCCGTTAGATTTCCCGACGCGCCGATGAATGATCTGCGGCTTATTGTCGGGCGGGGGTTGTTCTGGCTTGGCCAGTTCGGGGAACAGGTCGGAGAATGCCCACACCATGGCGTCGGCGCGGTTCGGCGAGTTCTCGCCCATGTAGCCATGCGTGGTGAAGGCGCAAAGCTCGTCTTCAAGCTCGCGGAAAATGCCCGCCATGCGTACCTTGCCCGACTCGACGAGCGCTGATATCGGCTCGGCGCGCACGACCTTGCCGCGCGACGCGGTGACAGGCCGGAATGGCGTGTTGGGGCGAGCAGCACGAATCACGAACTTGACCATTGCGCCGCCGAAGTTCATTTCAGCGACGATGCGGTCAGCTTCCCAGCGGTTAAACGCGTCGGTAGCTACTTTTCCCCATACTCCGGGACCAGCCTTACATGTGAGGTCTTCAAGCACGTAGCCGTTGCCATCGATGCCGAGGCCGGCGACGATGATTCCGATCTCGTCGTTTTCCACGTTGTCGTCATCGTCCGCCCCGGACGGGTCAACCGCAACGACGATCCGAAGCATGTCGGGAAGTTCGTCGTCGATGTTGCGCCAGCGCTCTAACCAGTCATCGCGAAATAGCGCGTTAGGCGCGTCCTCGCCGAACTCGCCATAGAGGAATCTCTTGCGCAGGCGTTCAGGGAGAGCTTCGAGCGTCTTGAGGTAGCTGGCTGACAGGTTGGCCTGATTGTGGCCGGGGTTGATCTGAAAAAAGTCATAATCAGTCGGCGTCAGCGGTTTGCGCGTCTCTGGGTCCTGCTTCAGTTTGAACATGCGATACGACCAGTGGCCCTTCGTCGGCGGGTTCTCGTCGTAGTACATCTTCAACACGAGATCATCACCGGTAGCGCGGTCCGTGACCTTCTGCGCGAGCCGTGTTATCGCAATGTTGCGGCTTTCATAAGGAATTTGGCTGCACTCATTGAGGAAGATGTCGGAATACTCCTTGCCGAGAATCTTCTCGACGCGCTTCTTGTCGTCGAGGCCAGAAAACCATAACTCGCTGCCGCCGGGGAACGTCGCAAACAGGTCGGACTTGTTCAGGTCATACTCGATGCCCGGAAAGCACTTCTGCATCACTGTCGGAAACGTGTCGAGCACGATCGACTGGCGTACGTGGCCGGTACGAAAGCGCAGCACGGCGCCGCGCGAGCCAGGCGCCTTCAATCGGCGCTGAACCTGCTTGCGGATAATCTGGAACGTCTTCCCGGAACGCGATCCGCCCGCGAGCATGACATGCGTGGCAGGCCCGTTCAGAATCTCTTGGGCCATCGTCTGGCGATCGGTGAGCGCGAAATCAGCCATGGATGTCAGACCCATTCAGTACGAGCTGCACAGGCGCATCCGGATCGCCCGTCAACGTCATGCTATCGCCGAACCTCTTGCGGTCCTGCCGCGCCCAAGCCCATTTGCGCGCGTCGATGCGCACCTTGGCTTTCTGCGGATCGGGCTCTGTATCGGCAATCTCGATCATCTCGTCGAAGTACGTATCGCGGCGATCCAGAAACGCCTTGTCGTACTGCGCGCGAAGCTCGGGTGTGCGCTTTGACCAGTCGATGAAAGTGCCCTTATGAGGCATGCCGGGTTCGGCGCATATCTTGCGCAGGCTGTTGTCATCGCCGCCCGATGCAATGCGCGCGCAGATCGCGTCGAATAGCTCCTGCGAGAACTCCACGCGCGGCGCCTGTCCTTTCTTGCCAGCCATGTCAGTGCCCGCAGCAAGGTTGGGTTGCAGAGCCGCAGGATATGCAGATCTTCTTCGGCAAACCATTCGGCATGATCAGTCCGCCCAGCATAACTAGATCGTTAGACATCAAGTTTTGTTCTTTGTGGCGTTCAGCGGTATATCGGCGTTCGGATTGCGCCACCATCAATCCCAAGCAAGCGGAATAGATAAAGTCAATCATCGCGCCCTCGGATCATGATGTTCAGGCGCGTACCAGCGACTAACGAAGTCCTGGCACTCGCCGAGGTTGGTAAAGCGCATGGCGCGTTCCGGACGCTCGTCGG